ATGCTGGAACAAATGGGCGCAGCCGCGAAGGCCGCCTCTTACAAACTGGCGCTCCTTTCCAGCCGCGAGAAAAACCGCGTGCTGGAAAAAATCGCTGATTATCTGGAAGCTCAGTCTCAGGACATTTTGCTTGCCAACGAGCAGGATCTGCTGGAAGCGCGTCGAAACGGCCTGAGCGAAGCGATGCTCGACCGCCTGGCGCTGAACCCGGCGCGTCTTAAAAGTATCGCCGACGATGTTCGTCAGGTTTGTAACCTGGCCGACCCGGTAGGACAGGTGATTGACGGTGGGCTGCTCGACAGCGGTTTGCGTCTGGAGCGTCGCCGCGTGCCGCTCGGCGTCATCGGCGTGATTTATGAAGCCCGTCCAAACGTGACGGTTGACGTCGCTTCCCTGTGCCTGAAAACAGGTAATGCCGCCATTTTGCGCGGTGGGAAAGAGACCTGGCGCACCAACGCCGCGACGGTGAAAGTCATCCAGCAGGCGCTGGAAGAGTGCGGTTTGCCGGCGGGTGCCGTGCAGGCGATTGAGAGCCCTGACCGCGCGCTGGTCAACGAGATGCTGCGCATGGACAAATACATCGACATGCTGATCCCACGCGGTGGCGCGGGCCTGCACAAGCTGTGCCGCGAGCAGTCGACCATTCCGGTCATCACGGGCGGCATCGGCGTATGCCATATCGTGGTAGACGACAGCGCCGAAATTGAGCCAGCGCTGAAGATTATCGTCAACGCCAAAACCCAGCGCCCAAGCACCTGTAACACCGTAGAAACGCTGCTGGTGCATCAGGGGATTGCGAGCGCCTTCTTGCCTGCTCTGAGCAAACAGATGGCGGAGAGCGGGGTGACGCTGCACGCTGATACCAATGCCCTCGCGCTGCTCCAGGGTGGCCCGGCTAGCGTGGTTCCCGTAAAAGCGGAGCAGTACGACGACGAGTTCCTGTCGCTGGATCTGAACGTGAAGGTGGTTGCGGATCTCGACGACGCTATTGCGCACATTCGTGAACACGGCACGCAGCATTCTGACGCGATCCTGACGCGTACGCTGCGCAATGCCGATCGCTTTGTGAATGAAGTGGATTCCTCTGCGGTATATGTGAACGCCTCCACCCGCTTCACGGACGGCGGCCAGTTCGGACTTGGCGCAGAAGTGGCTGTCAGCACGCAGAAACTGCACGCGCGTGGTCCGATGGGCCTTGAAGCGCTGACCACCTATAAGTGGATCGGCTTCGGTGACGATACGATTCGTGCGTAAATAGTCACGGGTGATGCAAAAATAGCCGTTTGATTCAAAAGGGCATTGACGCATCACCCGGTTAGATCTAACCTTTTGCCCCGTGGTTACACTCGTAACCGGCCTCTCAGGGCCGATATAGCTCAGTTGGTAGAGCAGCGCATTCGTAATGCGAAGGTCGTAGGTTCGACTCCTATTATCGGCACCATTCTAACGTCTCCCCAAGTCTACTAAAGTTCACTGAAACCCCTTATACTCTGCGACTTGCAGCCCCTTTTAGTATTTCTACGTCTACTAAAGTTCCCTGAAATCTACGGTCGTTTGGGGGTACTTATGGGGGTATTTGCTGTTCGGTCTAGAGGAGGTACCCCCAAGTGAAACTAAACGCCCGGCAGGTGGACACCGCCAAACCTAAAGATAAGCCTTACAAGCTGGCTGATGGTGGTGGTTTGTATCTCCTGATTAAACCTAATGGCGGCAAATACTGGCGGCTCAAGTATCGTGTAGCCGGCAAAGAGAAGCTGTTAGCGCTGGGTGTGTATCCTGAAGTCACATTGGCCGATGCTCGGGCAAAACGTGAAGAAGCCAAAAGGGGTATCGCTGGGGGTATCGATCCTATGGAAGCGAAACGGGAAGAGAAGATCGCCCGTGAAACGCAGTTAAACAACACCTTCAAAGATATTGCCCTTGAGTGGCACAGCAGCAAACTAAAAAAATGGTCTGCTGGGTATGCTTCAGACATCCTTGAGGCTTTCAACAAAGATGTGTTCCCTTACATTGGCAAAAAACCAATAGCCGATATCAAACCGCTTGAACTGTTGAATGTGCTGCGGCGCATTGAGGGGCGCGGCGCTACAGAAAAGGCCAAAAAAGTTAGGCAGCGCTGCGGGGAAGTTTTCCGTTACGCAATAGTCACCGGCCGTGCTGAGTATAACCCCGCTCCGGATCTCACCAGCGCCATGCAAGGGCATGAGTCCAATCATTATCCTTTCCTTACACCGAAAGAATTGCCTGATTTCTTCAAGGCGTTGTCAGGATATACAGGAAGCGCTTTAGTAGTTTTGGCCGCTCGTCTGCTGATTATCACCGGCTTGCGTACCGGCGAACTCCGCGGGGCATTTTGGGATGAAATCAATATCAGTAAGGCGGTCTGGGAAATACCAGCCTCACGCATGAAAATGCGTCGCCCTCATGTGGTGCCGTTATCCAGGCAAGCTCTTACGCTAATTGGCCAGCTCCAAGAGCTAACAGGCAATTACCCGCTTATGTTCCCTGGCCGTAACGATCCGCGAAAAACAATGAGTGAAGCCAGCATAAACCAAGTCTTTAAGCGGATTGGCTATGACGGAAAAGTCACCGGGCACGGTTTCCGGCACACCATGAGTACCATCCTTCACGAACAGGGCTACAACACCGCGTGGATAGAAACGCAGCTGGCACACGTCGACAAAAACTCTATTCGAGGAACGTACAACCACGCTCAGTACATAGACGGCCGGCGTGAAATGCTTCAGTGGTATGCCGACTATATGGAAGCGTTGGAAAACGGCGAAAATGTAGTGCATGGAACGTTTGGGAAAAGCGCTTAACTGTATGTATAGACAGTGCTAATTGACAGTAGTAGACTTCTGTAGACTATCGTTAGCAGGAAGCTTTTATGCGAGAAAACATCCTCAACATGCCCCATCATCTTCGCCGACAACGTGTGGTCACTGCTGAGCAGGCTGCAATGGCTATGGCTGGCGTGTACAGTTGTTCACGCTTAGATGAGTTGAAAGCTAAATTCCCTCCTGAGATCTACAACATTGCTTCCAGTTACTTGAGGATAATTTTGAGTGCTGTAAACGCAGAAGAACTACATCCCAAGAGAACATGGTCTAACTCACCTGGCGGAGATATCACTGGAGCTGATTTTTATTCCAATGATATTTGGCCTTGGGCTGTAAAAGAAATATCAGCTACAGATAGTTGGTTTGGATGTGATCCAGATAGCTCTAGCGAAAAGTACCAGCCTTTACGAAGCGTGTGGGGCGAGTTTGCTGGTAAAGATACAGCGTTAAAACTGATCGCTGGAATGGCTATTGCGCTTGAAAAATCAGGTGGCAAATATGTTCGCGGTAAAAATTTGAACAAATCCGAAGTTGCTAGAAGTGCTTCAAGAAGCATATTGGAGCATGGCGATGGCATCGATGTGACAGATAAGGCATTGACTATGCTAATTAATGAAGCTCTGAACACATACGCTTCCAAATAGCTCGTAAGGATTTCCAAAAAGACGATCCTCAGGTTCTAAAACTTCTGGCCGTACTTCTATTTCAGTGGAGGCGCTGCTTCCAACTGATTTACCGTGACTTCCACAACTACCCGCATGTTTTTGCTGAAATATACCTCGTAGACCACATTAGACTTCGAGAGGTATATATGTCCCAATCCCTTATCCGCTTACCTGAAGTTCAGCGCAGAACCGGCTATAGCAAGGCTTGGATCTATCGACTCATGGCTGAGCAACGTTTCCCCTCATCCATAAAGATTGGTTCTCGAGCAATCGCTTTCATTGAAAGCGAAATTGATGAATGGATTAGTGAGCGCATTGAATCGTCACGCAGCCAAACGAACTGAGATTCCGTGAGCAAAGATAATTTGCGAGAGTTTGCACTTCGGATCTCGCAGAATAAGTTTGTCGCGACAGCTCACTAAACAATTCAAAAAGGTTAATGCCATGAAGAACATTTATGCCCATCTGGGGCAGGGCTTCGCTCGCACCGAAAGCAGCCAATTAATTATTCCCCGTAGCAAGGGCGAGGCTCTCTCCGTCGCCCCCTGCGATAATCAATTTTTGTTAAGTAATTTTTCGCAACTTTGCTTCAGTACGTCTTTTTCGTTACTTCCGCAAGCGCTCTCACTGCTGAGGCATGATTTGAGTGCGAATACTGCTATTAATAAGACGATAAGACCAAGCAGGATTTTTTTCATTATTTACTCTTTAGGTGCAATTCCACGCTGTTGGAGTTCTTTGCGAACGATCCTCTTCAGCCACGCAGCTAGTGACTCATCACCATCTTGCTGTTGCGCCCGTTCCATCATTTCTCGCAGTTCTGGATCCAGCCGAAATTGGAATGGAGGATTACCACGTCTCTCGTTTTTGTGTGTTGACACGTTAATTACACCCGATGTAATGTGTTTATGTGTGATGACACATTACACACAGAAGTTAAAAAAAACAACGCCCCGAAGTGCGGGAACACTTTCAGGGCGTCTGACCACAACGTTAGAGGTACTAACATTATGGCTTGCACTAAGTCTACCCAAACACGCCCTGAATTTACATGGCGTTTTCTCACCCTGGGTGAATTCACAAATCAGATCGTCAACGTTACTGCTTCCACCGAACACGAAGCACGCGAAAAAACGCCTGCAGGATGTGTCTGTATTCTGGCGTGTCGTTTTCGTCTTAAGGAGGTACAGCATGTTTAACCTCCAGACCCTGACAGCAAAAGCACGCGAGCTGCGCGGTAACGTGGTAAAAGCCACTACCACGAAGGGCACCCGCACCATGACCCCTGTTTACGAACGGGAAGAGCAGCGCAAACTACGTGAACGCATCCAGCAGACTCAGCCGGACTGGGTTTTACTCTGGTGGGATATTGCGACCGTTACCGGCTGGCGTACCAGCGACGTGTGCAACTTCCGTTACTCCTGCATCAACTGGGAAACCGGCATTGCCACAATCATCGTAGCGAAGCAGACCAAAGCAGCGGAAGCCAGAGCGACCCGTAAGGGGATCGAGATTGTTCGCCAGCAGCGCAAGGACGCTGCCCGGCTTGCTGGCGATCACATTGGGTACATGCACTGGGATAGCGTGAGCTGCGACGAACTGGCCGCCGGCATGACGGAAGAAGAACAGGCGATCGTGTTTGAGCTGGTGGCAAAGGCTGAAGTGAAGCACGACACCAAACAGCTGCCGCCGGGCATCATCAAACGACTGCGCGAACGCATGGAGCGCAATCTTATCGGTGACGACCTGGTATTTTCCCGCAGCCAGATTGAAAGTAATCGTTGCCAGTCTCTGGAAGGTAGCGTGAGCCGCCAGACAATCTGGAAGAAACTGCACAACGTAATGGTGTGGTTTACCCGCGTAGTAAACACGCGTCTGCGCCTGAGTGCCTACTCCAGCCGCAAAATTGCCGCCTTTAATCTCATGTCCGCCGGCGGCGAACAGGGCTTGCTGGTCGCCTCTGAAATGCTCGGGCACAGTAACCCGGCAATCACCCGAACTTACCTCCAGTTAGGCAGTAAGGCCTCCGCCATTCAATCCCGTCTGGCCATGGAGGTATCTGTATGAAAATGGTTATCCAATTTTGCCGTCTCGGCGCTTTTGCCGATCACGTATCTGAGCAATTAAATAGTGCGCGATATTGTTTTGCCAGCCAGTCATTAAGGGATGGGGAGGAGAAATTATGACTCCTGTTTACGATCTGGTTCGCCGGGCCGACGGCAAAAACGTTTTCAGTTTCCCGGCCGGCGGCCGCTATCTGGTGGACACGTCAAATGGTCTTCAGTCGATGCGCCCCCTTATGGACGACGAGATCATTTTTACGGTGGAGAGTGCCGCGCGCTTTCTGAGGAAAATTGGTTATCAGGTAATCCCGCCAGCAGCGTGAGGTAAAAAATATGACGATTAAAAATTCCGGCTTAGCTGCTGGTGCCCGCGCTCACCCTGAAATCAGGCCGGGCGATAAATGGAAGGACAGTCGGGGCAATATCGTAATTATCGAAAGTTACCGATTCGACAGAGTGACATATTGTCGTGAAGGGTACAGCTCACCGTGTTTTTGCACGCCAGAAAGACTGGTGCGGGAATTTGAATTTGTTTCTTCCGCGCCGGGCACCGGTGGAAGAGATATCGATCGGATTATGCGGGTGCAGGGCATCGAACGAATTCGGGTTATGCGGGAAATCATCAGGGAGCGAGGGAACAGAAAATGAAGAATGCACCAAACCTTAAAAAGCAGCCGGCGGATCTCATGGAGGAGTCAATTATCTTTGCCGGCGCCGATGCCTGGACGTTCGCCAAAGCATGGCAGGAAATGAACCCGATTGGTGACACCGTGCCGCCGGTTGTGCTGGATAAAAAGCAGCTGGCGGAGCTGGAGAATATCCGGATTGTGGATGATGGCCGGCTCTATGCCCGGGTTTGCCGTGGCGGGCATCTGAGCGAACGGCAGATAACCATTCTCGCCACAAAGCTGGCGGTGGCCGGCGTGGAGCGCGCGCAATTCTACTCTGAAGGTTATCAGTTGCTGGAGGACTGGACGCCCCAGCTGCCGCGCCTCAAAGCCGATGCGGAAGCCGGCAAGAGCATGGTGATCGGCAAACCGCTGACGGATGTAAACCTCCGCGACCTGGCTGATAACGAAAAGGCGCTCATACTGGCCGCGCGTTACACCGGCATTGCGATCAATGAAAACAGCGAGGGCGTGTACGTCTACCGTGCCGGCATCTGGGAGAAAACGTCTTTGCTCGAGCTGAGCCGCGAAATGGTGGCTATCTACAACGAGAACAAAACCAACTTCAGCAAGCGCGCGATCAACAACGTTATCGACGCCCTGAAAATCGTTATCCCGGTAATGGGAGAGCCGCGGCGCAGCCTGATCCCCTTTGCAAACGGCGTCTACGATATGGAAACCGGCGTTTTCTCCGAACACAGCCAGGATAACTGGCTGACCAACCACAACGGCGTGACCTACACGCCGGCGGTGCCGGGCGAAAACCTCCGCGACCACGCGCCGAACTTCCATAAATGGCTAAGTTACGCATCAGATAGAGACGCAATTAAGATGCAGCGAATCGCTGCAGCGCTCTTTATGGTGCTGGCGAACCGGTACGACTGGCAGCTGTTCCTCGAGATAACCGGTGAGGGCGGCAGCGGGAAAAGCGTCTTTACCCATATCGCCACGATGCTTGCCGGCGCGCATAACACCGCCAGCGGGAATATGGCGGCGCTCGACAGCGCACGCGGGCGGGCGCAGTTCGTCGGTAAGAGCATGATAACGCTTCCTGATCAGCCCAAATATTCAGGTGAGGGCACCGGGATAAAGGCAATCACCGGCGGGGATGCGGTGGAGATCGACCCGAAACACGAGCACCAGTACACCGCCGTTCTGCGGGCGGTAGTTGTGACCACGAACAACACGCCGATGATTTTCACTGAGCGTGCCGGCGGCGTTTCCCGGCGCCGCGTAATTTTCCAGTTTAACCGGCGCGTCAGCGAAGAGGATAAGGATCCCGACCTGGCAGAAAAGATATCCGCTGAAATTCCGGTAGTGGTTCGCCGGCTGCTGGCGAACTTTGCGAACCCGGAAAAGGCGCGGGCGCTTCTGCTCGAACAGCGTAATAGCGAAGAGGCATTAGAGGTGAAACAGAAAACGGATCCGCTTTATGCCTTCTGCGCGCATCTTGAGCGGCTGGCTGATTGTGCGGGAATGATGGTAGGAAACCGTAATCCGCCTCACTATCCGCGAATTTATCTCTATCACGCTTACCTGGCATTCCTTGAGGCCAACGGTTTCGACAAGCCGCTGACGCTGAATAAATTCGCAGAGGGGATGGAAAGTGCGATGAGGGAGTTTAATCACGAGTACCGTAAGGAACGGAGAGCCCGTGGCATGGTGACTAACGTCGAACTTTCGGAAAGTGCGGAAGACTGGTTACCTCAGACGCATCCTGTAGCCGGTCATAAAGAATGAAGTTCAGATAAATATGGAGAAAGGTATACATGGTATACATCGAGAGAATAATTTACATATAAATCAGTGGAATAAGCCATGTATACCTTGTTTTCAGGTATACACAGGGTGTACATGGTGTTCATTCTCTCATTAATCATCTGATGGTTTATTAAACAGAATGATGTATACCGTGTAGACCTGAAATCCCAAAATGTAGGCTGGTGTTCATAGGTTAAGGTATTGTTTTATAGGTGATTTATTGCCTTAATGAACACCATGTATACCTTGAGGGCAAATTCTTTAAAACGCATCCACTATTTTCGCGTTGTACACCCCTGCAATTTCATTAACATCGTTTCATAAATCGCAATTGATTATTCTATTGTTGCGATTAATGGAACTTTAACGGTTGCTATTACAGGGGGCATCATGAGCAAGGTTAACGTTAAGCCCGTCCTGCTGAATGGGGAGCAGATTCAGGCTCTGAAAACCATTCAGGAGAGGGAGCGCCAGAAGTCGGGCATGGGGATCGCGCCGTCAATCCACGCTGTTGCGCGCAAGATATTTGATGCGGGGCTGTCAAAAATGGAGGCTGGACAGTGAGCTACTCAATCAAAATTGGGAAACACAGCATCGAGCTGACGGGTTATGCCGGTAAGGTTGTTGCACCAAATACTCAGATGGCCGCTTTATTCCGTGGTATGGCGGGCGAACTCACCAGCCTGAGGACAACGGCGCAGCAGGCCGAAGCTGAGGCGGATTTGCTGGACGTTATCCGCAACGATCCGGATCTGAACGAACAGGCAAAAAACCGCAGGGCAGGTGAAGCCCGGAACCCGGACACGCTCAAAGACTTTACCCACGGGGTGGCAGCCGTAAGCGAGCAGGCCGCAAACATTCTCGATTACCTGAAGAACAAGCTTGCACCGGTTAATCCCCTGGCATCTGATGATGTTCAGGGATTCATGCGTGACAGCGAAATGCGTCAGGCATTTGCCAGGCTGGATCGTCGCAGCCAGGAAAAAATGCTGCTGTCGATGCACAGTGGAAAGCATCAGGACCTGGCGGACGCCTTACTAAGGGCGCACGCGGTGTGTTCGGGGCTCGATACGGAACAGCTAAAACGTCTCGCCTTCTCCCGTATCGCATCAGAGAATGGGCAGGTGATTAGCGCGGTTGCCGATCTGGTCGACGCAGTAAGGAAAGACGTCGCACAAATTACAGCTGTCCGAACCTGGTATAACAATCTCGTTTACGGGAAGAACGACGATCCATCAGAAGTTCTGCCCCGTATGACCGGACTTGATCAGTTAAGCGAACATGTCAGCGCGATGCTCAAAGGCAGCCAGCGGCAGACACATTCAGAAGAGAAGCAGGCCGCCTGAGGGCGGCTTTTTTCTGCCCAGAGGGAAACATCACGATGCTATTAAGTAAATCAGCCTACGCAAGGCATATGGGCGTCAGCCGGCAAACTGTTTACGGCTGGATAGCCCGCGGTGAAATTGTAATTTCAGGCGATAAAGTGGATGTCGAAGCATCGCAGGCTAAACAAAATTCTGCTGGTGCTGGCGAACACCAGACTAAAATGACGTGGGCGCAGGCCGCCGCATGGGTATGGAAGCATGACGGCGGGAAAGCGCTGCCGGCTGATAATGATGCTGGCCAGCGAATAGAGGCCGCAGCCGCTGAGCTGGGTTTTGATGTTCAGCACGAGCCCGATGAACAATTGCTGATTCTCTTCCGGCTGGATGAAGAAACCCACAGCTTCTATGGCAAATACCGTGCAGCAGGCGCTATACGGTTTCTTCGTTCTGAGCTGGCTTACGTTGCCACAATGCACCCCGATACGCTGGATGACTGGAACAAAACTGGTTTAATGTCACTCTGCCTGCTGGACGGCGAAAAACTGTAAACCCCCAGCCCCTCAAACTTGACACTTTTTCGCGAGAAACTGGGAAAAGTGTCAACCCAACCTAACGGATCCTGACGCCCACGAACAGCAGCTACAGCAGAAGTGTAAAGGGCTGGCGTTGAGATTTGTTGAGCCTTGGCTGTTAACTTTTGTTAATACTGATGCGAAGCAGGGCAGGTGTCAGCCTGTTATGGTTTGTTATGCCTTACTAGGGAAAACTAGGGGTAAAGTGTCAACCGCTACCGCTTTAGAAAACTTCAGGTACACGAACTCGGGAAGGGGAGGTGTTAAGCACCCCACCTTGCAACCATCCTCGAGCCTCTTTCAGATCGCTGTTCTGGTTTGCCCGGACGCTGGCGTTCAGATTGAGTTGTCAAAAGTTGTCACCCACCGGCAGCGCCAGTGGGGATTTTTGGCAGAACGCGCTCTAAGTTACAGTTGATGCAAACAGTCAAATTTGATGATTAAATCGATACTATCATCAATGTAGATTATAAAATGTTAAGTATAATCTTGGTTAGTGGACTGGTTTAAAATAGAAGGGTATGCGGCTGAGATTGTTAACAATTATCACTTAAATTATGACCAGTTTTTAACGTGCAGTAGTGAGTTAAAAATATATCATTAATAATAGTTAACATTGGAGATTATATGAACGACGCAGAAAAAAAAGCAGAAGAAGATTACGAAAAAAGACTGCGAAGGAGATTAAAGATACTTCAGGAGAAATTTAAAGAGGGTAAAATTGTAATTCAAAAAGGACTCAGCATAGAGGATAGTTTGCTTGCAGTAAGATATGGGCCGGATGGGGAAATAGATTTAAATACTGTAGACGGCGCAGTGCGTTCTATGGCTTTGGCTATCACTGCTGTTCATGATAGAGAGGAGATGAAAAAAGAAATATCTCTCAATGAAATACAAAAGAATTATTTTTCTTATGTTGATAAGAATTTTGGTGAAATTTACAAGGAAATGGTAAGGAATGAATTAACACCACATCAAGTTGCACGAGCCTTAACTCGCAATAATGATTTTATGGATAATCTTAAAGGAGGGTTTAGGGATTTTCTCGAGGTAATAAATGAATTTTGGGATTCTGTAGGAGAAATTGCACATATTCATGTAGAAGATATGCGCGGAAATATTAAAGCTGTGTTCGGGGGGGATCTGTTTCCAGCTCATGATGAAAATATAGCTTCAAAATGCGGAATTTATACAGATACTATAGTGCTGCCAGATCCATTTTTACGGTCAAAATTTATTTTTGAGAATAACTCTTACGAAGATTGCATTTACTATCTTGTAAAACATGCCATGAATATTCTCAAATATAAAGATTTAGCATGTACCGAATTTGAAACGCCGATTGTAGTCATTCTCCCGGACTTGTCTATTTTACAGGAAAATGAAAGAGATTTCTTTAGAATGCTTGGGCGTCAGGATGCATTAATTCATGCTGGGAAACTATTTGGCAGGAATTTTGAGTCTTTTGATGAATTAATGGATTTCGGAAGTTCTCTAGATACGATTGAAAGAGCAGCAGCAGAAATTAAAGATGTAAGCAGAGTTCTTTTCGATACTGACTGGAAAGGTAATGTAGAGACTCAATTAAAACGAGCTTTAGAAAGTAAGCATTACAAGCCTTATATTTCCTCTCCGGGCATTCTATTGGCGTCTCAATCATTTAGTAGAATGAGTGTTAGCAATGAGTTGTTAGTAAAATCAAGGCAATTGAATGGAACGCCAATGATTGATGCGCCTACTTCATGGCAATATCTTGTGTGGAAAATGGAATATGATGCTGGTCGAGCAGAAAATGAATTAAACACTCAAGGACTACATATTGTCAAAGGCTTGGGCGATCTTGCTCGTAATGAGATGCAATGGTTGGGTAATATACCTCCCCATTCTCTCATAGAACTTAGGAAACAAGGCGCGATGGATGAGATACGCAACATCTTAGGGGATGGCATCAATGAAATAATCCAATCTAGCCCACAGGATTTCTCAAAGAGCAAAAAACAGATTTTTGGTAACATTGATTCTGCTTTCAAACAACATAAAGAAAATGTAAGTGAATTGACCAAGAAAAAATGGAAGTTCGCAGGGACGGATATAGGTTCTTGGCTTGTTGTTGGTTCCCTTGAGGTGACTGCAGCCATAACAGGAACGCCCGTTTGGGGTTTAGCAACAATTGTAGCAGATCAATTGTTAGAGGTTCCTAAATTAAAAGATATTCCAAAGTCTATACAAAATATTGTTGATGAAAACAATAAGGTTAAAAAATCGCCAGTAGGAATGCTTTTTAATATTAAGAAAAAGTATTCTTAATGATTAATGTCTTTTAATTGGCGTGCTAGTAAGTTTTTTACTAAAAGTAAATAAATCCAAAAGCACGCTTTAGAGTTTTTATCTACCACCGTTAGCTTTATACTCGCCTTCATAAATGGCATCAAATTTGAGGAAAAGAGTATTATTTACTTTTTCTATCCATTCTAGCGTATCTTTTATATAACCATCGTAAACATCTATTCGTTCTAGCCAAAGTTTGAAGGGGGTGATCGTAAAGGTTAACGTTGGTGTCAAAAATCTTATATCTGCTGGATGATAATCCGTAAAGGCCGAAAAGGTTCCATCCTCATTTCGCACTAAGCACCAGTCCATGGATTCATTCCATGAACCATGAATTGATTCCGACATTATGCCATAAGTTGCTGGGTATATATCATCATGCACAATTTCTGAAAATATTGACCTAAAACTTTTTCCTTGCAGTTTCCATCTATTTTTCTTCTGTTTTTCAAAGTCGTTAGGAGTTAAGCCTTCTAACTCCATCTTTTCTTTTACCGCGGCAAGTAATCTTTTTCCTGCTTTAGTGTCAAAAAAAGGAGAGCCGTTTTCTAGATCTCTCAGTATTCGTAATCGGTCTTTATAGGAACATTTTCTATAATCTTCTATTACTTCTTCAGTATTAAGCATTAGATAGCTACTTATTGTCGTCGCTTCAATCAGTGGGCGTTCGAAAATTGAAATAACTTCGGCATTATCTTGCTCATAATATTTTACGCATTCTTTTAGTAACTTTGTTATCCTAACAAGTAGACCAAGTATAGGAGCATCATTGATTGAGTATCCTATTGGATTGCGTTCAATATTTTGAACTCTTGTAAAAGTATCATATATATCTGCGACATCTTTGAAAAATTGAATTGAAAATATATGTAAACCTTTAAGTTTGTTGAGGTGTGAGCTAATATATTGCGGGTTATATTTATCAGTTATTAATTTAAGTTCAACCATTTATGATTCTCCACTGTGTTTTTCCAGATTCAATAGAAATTTTAAATTTACACTACTAACCAATTGGCTTCTAGGCATCGTTATCCTTTATGACGATTAGTAGTTTTCATACTGGTTGTACATACATAATCCAGGCAAAGCAGTTGTCACATAAACTTCAGCATTTAAGTGTTGCAACAATCATACTGCTGCGAATGGTTTTTAACCATTATGGCCGTAAGGAATTTTTATGGGGGTACTTTTGGGGGTACCTTAGATCTTGGAATTAAATAATAACTATAAAAACATTGAGTTAATCTTTGTGTTTCGTTCCTATTATCGCACCATCTCAACTTCCCCAAACGTCCATATTCATCCATAAATACCCTGATTTATAACGATTTTACCGCTTTTTAGTCCATCATCGTCCGCAGCCATCCAGTAGAATCCGATAAAGAATGTGTATAGGATTGTGTATATGTTCCTGTTCGGTCCCGGATTCCTATACACATGCCTTTAAACGATATGCAGATTCGTCGCGCTAAGCCTGAAGACAAACCCTATACGCTTGGGGATGGGCAAGGCTTGTCATTGCTTATTGAACCTAAGGGAAGCAAGAGCTGGCGATTCCGCTATCGCTATGCCGGTAAACCCAAGATGATATCGCTTGGCGTTTACCCAACGATCACCCTTGCCGATGCTCGGTCCCGTCGTGATGAAGCTCGAAAACTTGTGGCAGAAGGAAAGAACCCTAGTGAGGTTCGAAAAGAGCAAAAGCGGGCTCTGCAAACAGAGTCAGAGAACGCCTTCGAAAAGATAGCCAGAGAGTGGCATCAACTTAAATCTGCTAAATGGTCGGCAGGATATGCATCAGACATCATGGAAGCGTTTAAGAACGACATTTTTCCTTATGTTGGAACAAGGCCTGTGGGAGAGATTAAACCGCTAGAGCTGCTGAACGTACTACGTAAAATTGAGAAACGTGGTGCGTTGGAGAAAATGCGAAAAGTTAGGCAGCGTTGCTCAGAAGTGTTTCGCTAAGCAATTGCAACAGGTAGGGCGGAGTACAATCCTGCGGCGGATCTCTCCAGCGCTCTCGAAGTACACCAATCCAATCATTTCCCGTTCCTAAAAGCTGATGAGATACCTGATTTTCTGCGTGCCTTAGAGGGGTATACCGGGAGTAAGCTTGTCCAGATAGCCACGAAATTACTGATGATTACAGGCGTGAGAACAATTGAATTACGTGCGGCATTATGGCAAGAATTTGATCTGGATAACGCTATTTGGGAAATTCCTGCTGAAAGGATGAAAATGCGTAGATCACATCTTGTGCCATTATCAGCTCAAGCGTTAGATTTACTCATTGAGCTAAAGTCCATGTCAGGAAACTATCAGTTAGTTTTTCCTGGGCGTAACAATCCGAACAAGCCTATGAGTGAGGCTAGCATCAACCAGTTGATCAAGCGTATTGGATATGGAGGAAAAGTGACTGGGCACGGATTTAGACACACGATGTCAACGATTTTGCATGAATATGGATTTGAGTCTACATGGATTGAAATGCAACTTGCTCACTGCGATAAGAATAAAATTCGAGGTATTTATAAACATGCTGATTACTATTCAAATCGCAAAGAAATGTTAAATTGGTACTCAGAAAAGATATTAGGATGAATCATGCTGGATCAAACATTCTCGCCAAGAAATCTGTTGAGGCTTTTGTATAAAGAAGATCCTAAAAAATTCCTCAGAAATATTGATAGGGAAGATTATGAAAGTGAAATGATAAGGTTATCACAAATCATAAATGACGATAAATTTAATTTTGGCAGGTTTTCCTTTGCAAGGATAAATAATAAAAAGGTTATAATACCTAATGAATTCAAAGATGTACTGGCCCTAAGAAAAGCAAATGATAATCTCAAGAGAATCTATGGTGTCAGACAATCAGATAGGAATGATATTGTAAGGCATGTGATTTGCATGCTCGAAGAGCCGGTCCCATTTTTTGTATATAAGTTAGACATTAAAGATTTTTATGAAAGTATTAATAAAAATAAAGTTTTGGACAAAATAACAAGATCCTCAATTGTTTCTTATAAAACGAAAACGTTAATAAAGCGTTTTTTTGAACTATCTCATCTGTCTACTGAATCAGGTCTTCCAAGAGGAATCGGTTTAAGCGCCACCATGGCTGAGCTTTACCTTGAAGATTTTGATGATAAGGTTAAACGTACTAAAAGTGTTTTCTACTATGCACGCTATGTAGATGATATTATCATTTTTACGTGTGAAAAAATAAATGACTTTCAAAATTTCTTTAAGGGGTTCTTGCCGGATAACCTAGACTTCAATATTTCAAAATGCAGAGAAATAGATATCCATAATAATGAAAAAGGAATGGTGGCCAATGAGTTTAATTATTTAGGGTATTGTTTTTGTGTTAGAAGCGGGAAAATAAAAGCTTCTGCTAAGCGAGATGTTAAAGTTACAATTTCAAAAAAGAAAATACTTAAATTAAAAAGAAAAATTGTACTTTCTTTAAAGGATTATTGCAATACGAATAATTTCGCTCTTTTGGAAAAAAGAATAAAGTTTCTTACTTCTAATGTTATACTTGAAAAGGCTAAAAAAGTTTCTGATGAAGAAAGTTCGCCACTATATAGTGGTGTGTATTATAACTACTACATATAAGATCCTATGATCAACTTAAAGTTTTAGATTTATTTAAAAATAAAATGTTATTTTCATGTCGTGGTAGCTTAGGCAGTCAATTAATAATCAAGGGAGATAGGAATTATTAAGATCATTAAGAAAGTACTCTTTTTTGAGTGGTTTTAATAATAGAAGAAAAGTAAGTTTTACTTTTAAAGAGATAAATGACATAAGGAGATGTTGGTAAATGAAAATAAAAATAAAAAAAGGTGATTATAACAGGGTTCTACTAACCGACGTATTACCTTATGAAGTTCCTATCCTTTTTTCTAATGAAGATTTTTATCATATTATAAGCAGGATGATTTGCCATGCGAATTCAAAGAGTTATTCTCATTTGAAAATTTTTAAAACTACTGTTCCGTACACATACAAAATAAAAAAAAGGCCAAGCGAGTTTCCGTAGTTTGGCAATTATACATCCAGCGCATCAACTCAAAATATGTCATTTTTTATAAGCAGTATGAACACCTTATAATTCATTTATGTTCCATAAGTGATATTTCTCTAAGATATCCTAATAAGATCGGGACCTACTATTATGAAAAAAGACTTTAAAGGATAGAGTTAGATTAAAAAGATGGGGGGTTGATTTAGTGGTTGACGGCTTCGATTTGCAAAGTCAGACTGTTTCATCATATTTCTTTATAAGAAATATCCTTTTTCTTTATAAATTCTATGAATCTTTGAATTTCACCGCCTTGAAAAAGGAAGTACGAATATATGGTGAAGTTTGATATATCCAAATGTTTTTCACATATTTACACTCATAGTTTAGCTTGGGCTGTTAAAAATAAAAAATATGCAAAAGAGAATACGGACAGTACTCATTTTGAGGGAGCTCTTGATAAACTTTTCAGAGATTTTAATCATGGGGAGACGAATGGAATATTAATCGGCCCTGAAGTTTCAAGAATCTATGCGGAAATCATTTTGCAAAGAATAGATTTAAATATCATTGAGAAATTGAGTAGGTTGTTTAATCTTAATTTCAATGACGATTATGTAATTAAAAGATATGTTGATGACTATTTTATCTTTGTTTCCGATGAGATGCATCTCTCAAAGATTGAAATGGTGCTATCTTCTGAACTCGAACATTATAAGCTTTATTTGAATGAATCGAAAAAGGAAACGACTGCAAGACCATTTATTACAGGGTTAACGATAGCAAAATATGAATTGAAGCAAGTTATTGACGACGTATATAGTGATATTGTAGATGTCGAATCAATGTATGAAATTAATAGTTTAATCTCTAGAAAAAATATGGGAGATGACTTAGGGAAAATAGATAGTGTTTTTTTGTTAGATAAAAGAAAGAAAAAATTCAGCCGTGCTGGAGAAATTATAAAGTCTATAAAGGTTGTTATTAAAAGAAATGAGATAACTTTTGATCAAGTTTCGAGTTATCTATTAATGGCATTGAAGAAAAAATTGTTTTCATTGTTGAAGATATTATCTATCTATTCATATGATGAAAAACGATATCTAAAACTAATGAGGTTCGTATCTGTACAATTAGAAGTGATTTTCTTTGTGTACTCGATGGATAATAGAGTTAGGCCGACATATGTAGCATGTCAAATAATATTGGAAGTGAATGCATTTGCTGAGCGATTCGATGATGATATTAAAGAGGTATTAAAGAAAAATCTTTTGGATGAAGTCGTATTGTCTTTGAAGAATGTTATTAGTTATTCAGGTGGTGGATATGTTGAGTTTTCTAATATTCTTATCGCCTTAAAGGAGTTGGGCGGTGAATATTATTTCGATCAAAGTTATTTGATTGATTTCATTGATTCTAAAATGAATGACTCCGAGGGGTTAAGTTATTTTGTAATTTGCAGTATTTTGTACTATATCCATGGGCGGAATGATTGTGCAGCGCTTATTGAAAGGGTTGAGAATATAATACTTGATAAATTTAAAGATAATGCAAGCAATAAAAATGATTGCGAAATGACATTGTTGATATCCGATGTGTTATCTTGTCCTGTTCTTGATGATAAATATAAAATCAAAGCCTATAGAGCTTTTTATCCTTCAGGGAAAAAAGCGAAACCAACGGATGAAATACAGCGTACTATCAATTTCTTCAGAGGTAAGGTGGTGTTTTTTAACTGGCTAGGAAATAAAAACCTCGAGCAAATTCTTTACAGAAAAGAGTTGCGAACCCCCTATGAATAGTTGTAGTATTTTTATGCTTTAACTGCGAAGTTGATTTTTGAAAATTTCAAAAATTAATGAATCACAATGCTTTCAGCATTGGCTTTTGAAACAAACGAGGACAAACGTTCGCGATAAGTTTGGTCTCTGCTGCTAATCAGACACACTATACGTTGAAGCTAAGGTGGGCCGCTATGCGGCCCTTTCCTTATTGCCCCTTAATGACGCCATAGTTTGTGAATTAAACATTGTTTTCATGATGCAATTTCTTTTAGCACATTCTCTTATTGCCTAGACCTCATGATGAAACACATCACCTCACCAAAGCCGAGGTAAAAATGGACCTCCAGCGTGAGCATAAAACCACACACATCTAACGAAGATGTGAAACTCACTTTAACCCATTAGCGCGCGCTCGTAGCCCCGCCACGCCTGCCCGCTTTATGTAGTGGTTTTCATGCAGTTGCATGATAGGCTCTTAACCGCGCCTTATCTGGCCTGAGAAGTAAAAATGCAAGTGCATATAGTCATGCGATTTCATGCAGTATAGGCATGCACTCATGCTACAGACATCAAAAAACCCGGCACTGGCCGGGCTTAAGTGATCTTTTCTGTTCAGGTCAGAACAGCTTTCTTTTTTTTCTGTCGTCATGTGATCCTGATACCGGTGCTGAACCGATCAGACTCATCACGTCGTCCCGGAATCTCAACGGCAATATTTCATTCGTCCACTTCAGCATTAGATTCAGGATAAATTCACGATACAACGTATCTGCATCTGAAGTGGTTTACTGAATTTGGCCACCTTATCAGAGGTGATATGCTCACCTCAGAACAACACAGGTGCACCAATGAAAAGAAGAAATTTCAGTCCTGAATTCAAACGCGAATCCGCTCAGCTGGTTGTCGATCAAAACTACACCGTCTCTGATGCCGCTAAGGCTATGGATGTCGGCCTTTCCACGATGACGAAATGGGTCAAACAACTGCGTGATGAGCGTCAGGGCAAAACGCCAAAAGCCGCCCCAATAACGCCGGAACAAATCGAAATACGTGAGCTAAAGAAAAAACTGCAACGTATTGAAATGGGAAACGATATTCTAAAAAAGGCTACCGCGCTCTTGATGTCCGACTCCCTGAACAGTTCTCGTTAATCGGAAAACTCAGAGCGCGTTATCCGGTGGCCACACTCTGCCATGTGTTCGGGGTTCATCGCAGCAGCTATAAATACTGGAAAAGCCGTCCTGAAAAGCCAGACGGCAGACGGGCTGTATTACGCAGTCAGGTATTTGAGCTACATGGCATCAGCCACGGTTCAGCCGGAGCAAGAAGCATCGCCACAATGGCCACTCAGAGAGGCTACCAGATGGGGCGCTGGCTCGCTGGCAGGCTCATGAAAGAGCTGGGGCTGGTTAGTTGCCAGCAGCCGACTCATCGGTACAGGCGTGGCGGCCATGAGCACGTTGCTATCCCGAATCATCTTGAGAGGCAGTTCGCCGTCACAGAGCCAAACCAGGTGTGGTGCGGTGATGTGACCTATATCTGGACAGGTAAGCGCTGGGCGTACCTTGCGTTGTTCTCGATCTGTTCGCAAGGAAACCTGTGGGCTGGGCAATGTCGTTCTCACCGGACAGCAGACTCACCATGAAAGCGCTGGAAATGGCATGGGAAATGCGCGGCAAGCCTGTCGGAGTAATGTTCCACAGCGACCAGGGCAGTCATTATACAAGCAGGCAGTTCCGGCAGTTACTGTGGCGATACCGGATCAGGCAGAGTATGAGTCGGCGTGGAAACTGCTGGGATAATAGTCCAATGGAACGCTTCTTTCGGAGTCTAAAGAACGAATGGGTGCCGGTGACGGGTTACGTGAGCTTCAGCGATGCAGCTCACGCAATAACGGACTATATCGTTGGATATTACAGCGCACTAAGACCACACGAATATAACGGTGGGTTACCACCAAACGAATCGGAAAACCGATACTGGAAAAACTCTAACACTGTGGCCAGTTTTTGTTGACCACTTCAATCAGAATTCACAGCGATGAGTGTCAGCGAAAAAGCTCAGAGGGTTCGGGAGCATTACAGGGATGCACTGACGGTTGATCCGAACGGTCAGCTTTTATCCCGCTATGAGTCTGGAGCGTGGAAAGTGATTTCTCAGTCAGATTTTGCCCGAGATGTCGCAGCCCTTTTTCAGCGCCTCGGTGCACCGTTTTCCTCAGGAAAAATTGCCTCACTGGTGGAAACATTAAAGTTAATTGTTCCGCAGCAGCAAAATCCGGCACGTCATCTGATCGGTTTTCGTAATGGCGTCCTCGATACGCGAACAGGGCTGTTTAGTCCGCACTGTAAAGAGAACTGGCTACGTACCCTGTGTGAAGTCGATTTCACGCCACCGGTAAATGGGGAAACGCTTGAAACTCATGCCCCGGCATTCTGGCGATGGTTGGACAGGGCCGCCGGGCACGAGCCAGCAAAACGCGACATTATTCTCGCAGCGCTGTTTATGGTGCTGGCGAACCGCTATGACTGGCAGCTCTTTCTGGAAGTGACTGGCCCTGGCGGAAGTGGCAAAAGTATCCTTGCTGAAATTGCAACGATGCTTGCAGGAGAGGATAACGCCACGTCAGCGACAATTGAAACTCTGGAGTCCCCGCGAGAACGTGCGGCTCTGATCGGTTTTTCTCTTATTCGCCTGCCTGATCAGGAGAAGTGGAGCGGCGATGGTGCCGGGCTTAAAGCTATAACCGGTGGCGATGCAGTATCTGTGGACCCCAAATATCAGAATGCTTATTCAACACATATTCCGGCGGTTATCCTGGCCGTAAATAATAATCCTATGCGCTTCACTGATCGCAGTGGTGGTGTGTCCCGCCGTAGAGTTATTCTGCATTTTCCTGAGCAGATAGCACCGGAAGAACGCGATCCGCAGCTAAAAGATAAAATTGCTCGAGAACTTGCTGTGATTGTTCGCCAGCTCATGCAACGTTTCAGCGATCCGATGAGCGCCAGAACATTGCTTCAGTCGCAGCAGAATTCTGATGAGGCTCTCACCATCAAGCGTGATGCTGATCCAGCATTTGATTTTTGTGGCTATCTTGAGGCATTACCCGACACCAACGGCATGTTTATGGGGAACGCCAATATTGTCCCGCGCCAGCCACGTACCTACCTTTACCATGCCTATCTCGTATACATGGAGGCTAATGTCTATAAAAATACCCTCAGCCTGACAATGTTTGGCAAAGGGCTACCAGTTATGCTGAAGGAGTACGGGCTACATTATGAGAAGCGGCGAACTAATCAGGGAATGCAGACTAACCTCACTTTAAATGAAGAGAGTAATGCAGACTGGCTACCAAAGTGTGATGAGCCAACAATCAAATAATTGCTAATGACCCGGCTTAGGCCGGGTTTTTTTATATTCAAAAATGTAGAGTTTACCGTTCACTCATCACCCAAGAGTTAACGCGTATCTTGTTGATTAAATTTAGCTAAATTGATTGGTGAACAGTGTGTACTGTTTTCTGAAGAAAAAGTATTTGTGGGGGAGGGGTTGTGTTTGAATTTTGAACGCATACGGCGATGTGTATAGCTATGTGTATAGGTGTTTTTTTTGGATTAATAAATGTTATAAAAAACAATGAGTTGATTGTTGGTATTTGTTCCTATTATCGCACCAGTTCTCTCAAAAAGTTACGCATCATTAGCTCCCTTCTTATCTGCACGATGGGGCAGATTTGGGAAAGAAGCTCCCAAATTCGCATCAATTCTAAGCGCATGCTTGAGCATTCAACTGTTGCGTTTCCTGCTCAGGTTGAAGCAGAGACGGATTTAATGAACGTTATCTTCAACTATTCGGATCCAAATTAGGAGGAAGCAAACATTCTCCAGACTGAATGCGGTAACGGAAAAAGCAATGATAGAAGTTTTTTCATGCCAGGCGTAGCGCAGCGTTCACAATGCTGAGCGCTTCATGCTTAAGGCCGGTATAGCCCCAAAAGGCTATACCGCCACTCCCTCCTATCGTGCAATTAACGCAAACACGCCCCAGCCAATATATTCTCTTGTGTAAGCCACATGGCGCTTAGGCGATGCCGTCAGCTCCGTGCGCACCTCCTGTGCAAAATCATCGTCGGGGTTTTGATCCAGCCAGCGGCGCAGGGTCATCCATTTCGCAGCTTCGTATCTGTCCCAGCCTTCCTGATCTGCCAGCACCATTTCGACCAGGTCATAGCCCTGGCGATCGAAAGACGCGACAAGGTCGGGCAGGGTGAGAAAGTCTGCGGTGGACGAGACGCCGCAAGCCCGAGCCGTCTCCTCCGTTGCGGGAACCTGTCGCCAGTAAGGTTCACCGATGAGCATGATTCCCCCGGGCTTAAGGCTTTGTGCCAGCAGGTCCATCGTCCCGGCAGCGCCGCCCGCAATCCATGTGGCGCCAACACAGGCCGCCACGTCGCATTGTTCATCTGCCACGTAGCCTGCCGCGTCGTTATGCACAAAATGGACGCGTTCGCTGACGCCGAGCACCTCTGCGCGCCGCGTTGCCTGCGCGGTAAAGAGCGGGCTCATGTCGATGCCAATACCAGTAATTCCGTGATCGCGTGCCCAGGTGCAAAGCATCTCTCCCGAACCGCTGCCGAGATCGAGAAGGCGCGCGCCTGGCTTCATGCGTAACACGCGCCCCAGCGTGGCGTACTTTTCTGGCGTGAAGGGGTTATGAATGCGGTGTTCGCTTTCGCTAACAGTAAATATGCGTGGGATATCCAT